AAGAAAAAGATGGCTGGGCTGTTTCACAAACGAATGATGGATATTCTCAAGAAAGAGAAGGTAGAGTACAATGATAAGGTGCTTGCTGAACTGCTGATGAAGCATTTCCCTGACTATCGCAGGGTGTTGAATGAGTTACAGCGATACAGTGCGGGAGGCGTAGTAGACGAGGGTATACTCAGCAATCTGTCTGAGTTGAACACTAAGGCGCTTGCAGACGCCCTTGCAGAGAAAGACTGGAAGAAGATGCGTCAATGGGTCGCTAATAATGTTGACTCGGACCCCCAGGCTGTATACAGAAAAGTATACGACACACTGCTTGATCGGGTCAAACAGGTACCGCAGTTTGTTTTAATTATTGCTGACTATCAGTACAAGGCTGCCTTTGTCGCCGATCAGGAAATTAACTTGACTGCCTGCTTGACTGAGGTCATGGCTAATGTTGAATTGAAATAATGAAAGAGTTCCATAATCTAAGTGATGTACAAGGTATAAAGGATGCTCTGCTTAATGATCTTGTAGTTGTAATTCGCAATCAGAATTTGACACCAGAGGAAGAGGTAGAGTTTTGTCAGTCGATAGGAAAGTGCCAGTATCTGAAGCATGAAAGAACAAAGCACATTGCTGTAGGTGAATACATCCTTAGAGTCACGGGCGAAAAGAATGAACACGGCGAAGAAGGCTTGTTCGGACATACTTCTTCATTGGATTGGCATGCCAACCAAGCATCTAATCCTGATAGAAGCCCGCTCATTTGGCTGTATTCAGTGAAAGGTTCAGCAGGAAGTAGAACCAGCTGGATTGATATGGCACATGCATATAGAGAAATGCCTGACGATCTCAGGGAAGAGATACAAGACATTGAGATAACTCTAGGCTACAAGAAAGGTTCTTATAGCGATAGTAATTTCTTTGTTGAGCATCATGCAACCGACAAGCCGTTCAAGTTGGTGCATACAAATGATGCCGGTATCACTGGATTGTATTTCCCGTTTTTGCAAATCTTCGGCATGGTAGGCAAGACACAGGAAGAATTTAATAGTATAATGTCAAGACTGAAAGAACATGTACTTCAACCTGAGTTTGCATATCATCATGATTGGCAAGATGGTGATATTGTTATCAGTGAGCAATGGTTAAGTATACACAAGCGATGGGACTTTGAAGGAATGGAAAACCGAGTGCTACATCGTATTGCATTTGATTATAGGTAATGTAAATGACAGGACATCTTGAAGAACTTGGTGCACCTATAGAGTCTTTTGATCCCGACTCCTATAAGGAAAAGAAAAAGGCAATCAGTCCGTTTGATTTTGCTAACAGCATCAACCACAGCAAAGATAATTTGATTGTTGATGACTGGAGCGAGAAGCAATACAATGCTTTCATCGTGAACAAGGCTATGAGTTATGGGCCTGACACTGTGATTGCATGTAATGAAATGAACTCTAGACCTCACTTGTCTGCAAAGATGCAGTATGACTTTCTTCTGAATGTGGTTCGTCCTAAGAAACGATATAACAAATGGCTCAAGCCTGACAAGGAAGAGAAACTTGAAATCATCAAAGAGTATTATGGATACTCTAACACAAAGGCGCAAGAGGCACTTAGGATTTTGTCAGAGAAAGACCTAGAGCAAATGAAGCAAAGGATGTATAAAGGAGGCAAGTAAAAACTCATTTTTATAAATAATCAGTAATTTGTTTATTGATTTTATAGGAATAATAAAAATGAGTGATTATTTTGATATTAATTTCCCCGGGTATATCCCGCTGGAGATTAAGATAGAACATGCAGATGATTTTTTGAAAATTCGTGAAACGCTTTCTCGTATTGGTGTCGCATCTCGCAAAGACAAAACCTTGTATCAGTCTTGCCACATTTTACATAAGCAAGGCAGATACTTTATTACACACTTCAAAGAATTGTTTGCCCTTGATGGCAAGTCGGCTAATCTAGATGACACAGATTTGGCTAGAAGAAATTCAATTGCTAAGTTACTGTCTGATTGGGGTCTACTGACAATATTGACACCGGAGTTGCATGAAGACTGCGCTCCTATTGGACAGATTAAAATTATATCATACAAAGAGAAAGATGAATGGGAACTAGTGGCGAAATACAACATAGGGCGGAAGAACTAGATTGCTGTGTCTCGGTACCTGATCTTATAACCGAAGAAGAAAAGACACACCTACTAGAAATCTGGAATTGGGTTGATTCCAATTACCTAATCGATTTCTTTTCTTCCTATCACCCAGAATACATGCGCAATGGTGTGTACGCTTCTTCTATATGGGCTAACTGGAGAAGCAAAGACAGACGGTATGTGCAGTCGCTCGCTAAAAGATATCCTATTTCTACTCCCAGCATACCTACTGTCCAGCTTGTAGTTGTACGAAAGAATGCCGGTGCTAGAAAGCACATAGACAAACACCCTATGAGAAAGTGTGTGGTGTCCATTCCTCTGCAAACAGAATCGCCAATACTTTTTTACGAAAACGAAAACAGCACAGAACCAATGGTGTCAGTTAAATATGATACTCCTATGTTACTAAATGTAGGACAAAAATATCATTCAATACCATCTTCTGACAAGGATAGACTCATGCTTCAGTTGGTGTTTGGAGAAACATACCAAACAACGAAAAAAAGATTTGAGGAGTGGGAGCAAAGTATATAAATATATGTGAAGTGCCGAAAGGGCTTCGTAAATGAAAACTCGCTTAATAAAGGAGACCTATAATGGTTACTAAAAGATATACCGTATCTGATCTACACGACTTCGCAAATGATGTAAAGCCTTTCTCAATTGGCTTTGAATCTATTTTTGATAATTTGTTTACTGCTTCTGAAGTGTCAAACAATTATCCTCCCTATAACATCATCAAAGACGATGATGAAAATTACACAATCGAAATGGCTTGCGCTGGCTTCTCTCAAGATGAATTTAATATTCATGTTGTGCCTGATGGCAACAAATTAGTTGTACAGGGTGTTCAAGATCGAGGTGAAGATAAAAGAGAATTCTATCATAAAGGCATTGGAGCTAGAAACTTCACTCGCACTTTCGCACTAACCGAAGATGTAAAAGTGAAGGGCGCTGATTATGCAGATGGTATTCTATCAGTTTCTCTTGTTCGGATAATCCCCGAAGAGAAAAAGCCTATTGAAATTAAAGTAGGTAACGCAAAATCTGAAAAAGAATTTTTGCAAGATTAAATGAAAACGGGGGGAGGAAACTCCCCCCAACTAAAAGGAAAATATATTATGTCTGATGTTCAAGTAATTAAATTAATCTCCGGTGAAGAAATCATTGGTTCTGTCAATGACATTGAAATTGAAAGTCGCCAATTGGTTGAACTAAAAAACCCAGCAATCATTATTCTTATGCCACAAGAAGATAATCCTGATGTCGCTCAGATTGGTCTTGCCCCGTGGTGTCCTTATGCTGACAAGCAACTTGTGCATGTCATGCCTAGCTCAATTACTGCGGTGATTACGCCGAAGAAAGAACTGCTAGCCGAGTACACTAAACTCTATGGCAGTAGAATCATTACAGCCAATAAGGAAATCGTTACTTAATCACGCTAATCGGCTAAAAACTAGTTGACTTTTCTTCTTATATTATGTATAGTGTGACACATGAAAAACGAATTTTACAGTTGGGCATGGCAGTACGGCAATCAGATTTTGCTTCGAGGGGTCCGTGACGGTAAACGATTTACTGAAAAGCGATCCTTCAAGCCAACTCTTTATGTTCGTGCAGATGGTGAAACTCCTTTCAGAGGATTGTATGGCGAGAAAATCAAGCCGATAGAATTTGGCAACAACAAAGACGCCAAAGAATTTCTAGACAATTATTCTGAAGTTGAAAACTATCCTATTTATGGTCAGACTGATCTGACCTATCAATTTCTGTCTTCGGAATATCCTAAAGATATTGAGTTTGACTTATCACAACTCTCAGTATGGTCTATGGATATTGAGACTACTGCTGAAGACGGCTTTCCGAGTGTAGATAATCCTACTGATAAAGTCCTTCTGATTACGATGATGAACAATCATACGAAGGAGATCATCACTTGGGGTGAGGGTGAATGGACGCCCGGTCCTGAAACAAAAGACTTGGGCGTTAACTATGTTCCATGTGACGATGAAAAGCAATTGCTTACTAAATTCGGAACATGGTGGGCTAACGAATATCCTGATATCGTCACTGGTTGGAACATTGAGTTTTTTGACATTCCTTATCTTGTTTCTCGTATGGATAGGGTATTTGGAAACGATGCTAAGAATTCACTTTCTCCTTATAACATGACTCGCCGCAAAGGTGTGACTCGCAACAACAAGGAAGAGACAACTTATGATATCAAGGGTGTCTCGATTCTAGACTATTTGGATCTCTACAAAAAGTTTACTTACAGTGTGCAGGAATCTTATAAGCTAGATTATATTGCCGAGGTCGAACTAGGTAAGAACAAACTAGAAAGTGGTTTCGATACCTTTAAAGAATTCTATGACAAGGATTGGCATCGATTTATTGACTACAATATCATTGATACGAAACTCATTGACGAGCTTGAGGATAAGATGAAACTCATCGAACTTATTGCGACAATGAGTTACGATGCCAAGGCAAACTTCCGAGATATCTTTTCTTCGGTTCGTACTTGGGACTGCTTGCTTTACAATCACCTATTATCAAAGAACATCATGATCCCTCAGAGAAAGCCTGGACAAGGCAGAACTATTGAGGGTGCATTTGTGCAGGAACCTAAGCCCGGTCCTTACAAGTGGGTTATGGCTTTCGATGCGACATCTCTGTACCCTTCTATCATCATGCAATACAACATGTCTCCAGAGACACTTGTTCCTGGTATGGTAGATGTGAATGTGCAGGGTATGCTTGATAGAAAATATACGATTGATGATGACTATGCTATCACTGCGAACGGTGCTAGGTTCACTAAGGACTCTCAAGGACTATTTCCTGAGATTGTTTCAAAGTTTTTTGATGATCGACAGAAATACAAAAAGCTGATGATTCAGGCGCAGAACAAATATGAGGAGACAAAGGATCCTAAGTATTTGAATGATATTGCTAAGTACAATAACTATCAGATGGCAAGAAAGATTCAGTTGAACTCTCTCTATGGTGCAATGGGCAACCAATACTTCAGATACTATGATGACAGGATTGCTGAAGGCATTACGCTGACTGGTCAGGTTGTCATTCGCTCGGCGGCTAGGGCACTTGATAAGTTTCTAAACAAGGTCTGTGGAACAAAGGATGAAATGTATTCTTTCTATTCTGATACAGACTCATGTTATATCACGATGGAAAAGGTTGTCAAGAAATTTCTATCAGGTAAAAATTATTCTGCAATTATCGATGCCCTTGATAAGATTGGTTCGGATCAAATTGAACCTGCAATCGCTAGGGAGATGCATGACATTGCCGAGTATTCAAATGCATTCGCACAGAAGATGGACTTCAAACGAGAAGTAATTGCCGACAAAGGTATCTGGGTTGCGAAGAAAAGATACGCACTGAATGTATATGACAATGAAGGAGTGCGTTACAAAGAGCCTAAACTCAAGGTCATGGGTCTTGAGATTGTTCGCTCTTCCACTCCCGCGCCTGTACGAGCGAGTCTCAAGGAAGCAGTTAAGTTATGTCTGACTTCAAGTGAGGATGCACTGCAAGAGTGTGTGTCTCGCACATGGAACGAATTCAGAAACATGCCTCCTGAGCAGATTGCGTTTCCTCGAGGTTGCAACAACTTAGCAAAGTATACTGATGCCTCTTCTATCTATGCTAAGGGAACGCCTATTCAAGTGAGAGGCTCTTTGATGTATAACTTCTTGCTCAAAGAAAAAAGATTGCACAATAGGTATGAGAATATCAAAGACGGCGACAAGATTAAATTTCTTTATCTCAAAGAACCTAATCATCTTGGAGAAAACTGTGTGGCTTTCAACGCAAAACTTCCGTCTGAGTTTGACTTGCATCGATATGTAGATTATGAACTAATGTTTGAAAAGGCTTTCATCGATCCACTGAAAACGATTGCTAAAACAATAGGCTGGAACACTCAGCCGGTTGCTACACTAGAGGATTTGTTTTCATGATACTGAAGTTTCATGGTATTGAATGGGAGACCATTAACAATTCCTTTTCGGAAAGGTATGTTGAATTTTTAAACGAAAAACTTTCTGAATCTGAAGAATACTATGAAGACAATGTGTTTTTACTTTCAACTCTAGAAGACCAAATAAAAACTTTGTGCTTGCAATTAGGTATTGGATATAGTACTATAAATGATGTGCATGAACTTACAGTCGATCACCGAGCAGATGATAGTAGATATGCACAATTAAATGACTTGATTCATTATTACGAGCGAGAGCAGAATAATTATCCCCCGAGGTGGGGGTATAGAAATGGTAACTCTGCTATGGTGTTGGAAGACGCTGACTATGATTTTTTTACATTAGATAGAAAGTATGGCTACTTGTATGTCATGTATCCTCATGTGGCAAGACATTTCGCTGAAGCAGTTGTAGCAAATGATCCTACAGGAACAATACAGCCTCAGACATTAGCTAGACCTAACTTTTTTTGTTGGCTCGGAAAGGACAGCATTGTAACTGATAAGTTTACACTCATGGCGCAAGACTTTATTGACAGACATAAATTATCGTATGATCTGTCAGACAAGAAACTTGCACTCGGGTACATACCATTTGCAAAACTGAAAGATGAAAGTATTGATTTGAAAAAGAGGCTAAAAAAATTATGACACTACAAGAATATGAACAAAGAATTGTTAGCTGGCACCGCGATAGAAATCTTATCGAAGGCGCCACAGACAAAGATCAAGTATGTAAATTGATCCAAGAGGTAGGCGAACTGAGTGACAATGTATGCAAAGGAAAATCCGTAGCTGATGATATCGGCGATTGTATAGTTGTTCTAATTAATATTGCAGAACGGAACTCTCTGTCATTGACAGAATGCCTAGCTACAGCGTATAATGATATTAAAGATCGTAAAGGCAAAATGGTAGATGGCGTCTTTATTAAGGAGGAAAATAATGAGTATACTTGAAAGATTGAAAAAAAATTCGACTATTAAGGAGTCGTCTGTTCTCACAACATCTAAATTCTTTGGAACTAAGGATTTAATTCAGACATCTGTTCCTGCTCTCAATGTTGCATTGAGTGGTAGGCTTGACGGAGGGCTAACACCTGGACTGACCGTATTTGCAGGTCCGTCTAAACATTTTAAAACGGCCTTCGCAATGTTGTTGGCTAAATCTTACATGGAAAAATATGATGATGCAGTCGTTCTCTTTTATGATTCGGAGTTTGGTGCGCCTCAGGGTTACTTTACTAGTTTCGGCATTGATACAGATCGGGTTGTTCACACTCCTATTACTGATATTGAACAACTCAAACACGATGTAATGTCGCAGTTGAATGGTCTTGAACGAGGAGACCATGTGATTATTATCATCGACTCCGTTGGTAACCTAGCATCGAAGAAAGAAGTTGACGATGCGCTAGAAGGTAAGTCCGTTGCAGACATGACTCGGGCAAAGCAGATGAAGTCTTTGTTCCGAATGATTACTCCTCATCTGACAATCAAAGACATTCCTGCTGTTGTAATCAATCACACTTATAAAGAGATTGGAATGTTCCCTAAAGACATCGTATCAGGTGGTACGGGCATCTACTACTCTGCTGATAATATCTTTATCATTGGTAGACAGCAAGAGAAACAAGGCACTGATGTAGTAGGGTATAACTTCATTATTAATGTTGAGAAGTCTAGGTTTGTCAGAGAGAAATCAAAGATCCCTGTTGAGGTTAAATTTGATGGTGGTATCAGCAAGTGGTCAGGACTTCTTGACATGGCAATGGAATCAGGTCATGTTGTCAAGCCTAGTAACGGTTGGTATCAGATTGTGAAAGATGGCGAAGACAGTAAGAAGTTTCGCACTAAGGATACTTACACTAAGGATTTCTGGCTTCCGATTTTAAAAGACGATTCATTTTCAGAATGGATACAGAAACGATATTTAATTTCAAGCGGTGATATTATGTCAGAGGAAGTTTCTGAAGATGATATCGCTCAAGCGTATGGAGAAACTGAAAATGAAGGATAGATTTGATTTAGAACAACACATTATGGAGTGTTGGAATATTACATCCGATGTTGATATGTTAATCGAGGCTATTCTAGATAGCCCTAGGTTTGCTGATATGCCTGCTGATTATTCAGATCGTATTGCTAACATGCTGATTGGTACGAAGGAGCTATACGAAATGAGGTTCGAACGATTGTGGGCTACTTTTGAAGACTGTATCACCGGCGGTGCGTTTGATGCGCCGACCGAGACTGTCTCCGCCCCTCAGCAATCGTATGAGAATCAACTAAGTTTTAATTATGAATATAAATCCACAGACTGGAATAATTGGAACAACTTTACAATGGTTAAAGAAGACCATGACTATAACGAACAACAATGATTTGTGACCGTTGCGAAGTTAAAATACTTGACGATGACGCCGCTATGTGTTTTAATAGCGGTGATGAAGAGGTTTACCTGTGTGAACCATGTGTTGAAGCAATCAAACGGGAATGGATGAGTGAGAATAGAGACTCAAATTTTAGCGAATCTGATTAACAACGAAAAGTTTGTCAGGAAGGTTATTCCTTTTATGCGTGAGGATTATTTTTCTGAAGCTGATGATCGAAAAGTTTTTCAGGCAATAAAAACTTATGTCGATAAGTACAATGGCACTCCTACAAAGAGTGCCTTGCTTATTGCACTACAGGAAGATAGGTCGGTCACGGAAGACTTGTATCTCAAGTGTGAGTCTGCTATCAATGGACTCAACGCTGAAGAGAATACTGATGAGGCTTGGTTGCTAGATGAGACTGAGAAGTATTGCAAAGATAAAGCAATCTACAATGCTATCATGGACAGCATTCAGATTATCGATGGTACTAATAAGGATGTAGGCCCTGATTCATTGCCTTCTCTTTTGTCTGATGCGCTTGCAGTAGGCTTTGATAATAATGTCGGTCACGACTATATTGAAAATGCAGATAAGCGGTATGAATTCTATCATCGACTTGAAGAGAAGGTTCCTTTTGACTTGGAATACTTCAACAAAATCACTGAAGGTGGTCTGGCAAACAAGACGCTGAACATTGCCCTCGCAGGTACTGGTGTAGGTAAGTCTTTGTTCATGTGTCATATGGCTTCGGCTGCAATTTCATTAGGGAAGAATGTTCTGTACATTACACTTGAGATGGCAGAGGAAAGAATCGCTGAGAGAATTGACGCTAACATGATGAATGTTCCGATTCAAGATTTGAAGGACATGCCTAAGAAAATGTTCGAGAATCGTATTGGAAAGATCAATGAAAAGATTCAGGGAAGATTAATCATCAAGGAATATCCTACTGCATCGGCACATGCAGGACACTTCAAGGCACTATTGAACGAACTTAAACTTAAAAAAAGTTTTCGCCCTGATATTATTTTCATCGACTATCTTAACATCTGCTCTTCAAGTAGATTCAGACCAGGCTCCGCGGCTAACTCATATACAATTATCAAGTCTATAGCAGAGGAGCTTCGAGGGCTTGCTGTTGAATCTGATGTCCCTATTGTGTCTGCAACACAGACAACTAGGAGTGGCTATGGCAATAGTGATGTAGAACTGACAGATACTTCGGAATCGTTTGGTCTTCCCGCTACTGCTGATTTGATGTTCGCTCTTATAACCACTGAAGAGCTGGAGCAGATGGGTCAGTTAATGGTGAAGCAATTAAAGAACCGATACAGCGATCCGACTGTGAACAAGCGATTCATGTTAGGCATTGACAGGAGCAAGATGAGACTCTACGATTTGGATGAGTCTGCGCAGAAAGGAATCACTGACTCGGGGCAGTCCGTTGACGATGGTCCGGTGTTTGACAAGGGTTCATTCGGAGGACGCTTGGGTAATTTTGAAAACATAAAAGTCTGAAAAAAAACAACCCAGCGCATCATATGCGAGTGAGTGCTTACTATCATGCAGTATGATATGATCTTTATTAACAGCCAAGCGGAGTTGAATGTTAAACAACGCGGTGCTGGTCCACATCTACTAGCAACTGAATTGCGAAGACATGGATATTCTGCACTTGTCCTAGACTTTATTGAACATTGGACCATGGAAGAATTTAAACAAGCAATTGATAAATTCTCAGGTCCAAACACAATGTATGTTGGTTTCTCTATTACTTGGGCTAAGGTAGGTCTACCTAGCGAATCAGGGGAATTGAGTGCAGAAGTACTTAATGATCCTAATGTTGCTGAAAACTTTGTGTTAGGGCATTATATTAAGGAAGGAAAACTTCCTGAGATGGTTGACCACATCCTTGCAAAAGGAATCAAAGTAATCTTTGGGGGAAGTAAAGCAAGCCAAGTAAGAGATATGCTACCCCTTGATAAAATAGAACACATCTTTGTTGGCTATTCTGAAACACAGATTATTGATATGGTAAAGGGTGAAAGAATATTAAACAAAGTTATTAATCACGACACAAAAGCACATGCTGACCACACCGGCTATGATTTTTCTGTTGCAACGATGGAACTGCAACCTGAAAACTTTGTGACACCCAATGAAATACTTGCAATAGAATGTTCAAGGGGGTGTAGATTTAAATGTAAGTTTTGTTCTTTCCCTCTGATAGGAATGAAATCGGTTGCGGCATATACTAAAACAAAAGAAAGTTTCAGGGACCAACTTTTAAGAAATTATGAGCTGTTTGGTGTTACCAAATATTCTTTTGTTGATGATACTTTCAATGATACAACAGAAAAAGTCAGACTATTCACTGAAGTAGTTGACTCTCTTCCTTTTGATATAAAGGTTTGGGCATATCTGAGGGCTGAGGTGGTTGCAAATAATCCCGAGCAAATTGAGTTACTAAAAACTTTAGGCATTGCGCAGTGCTTCTTTGGTGTAGAAACTTACAATCAAACTGCAGGTAGAAGTGTAGGTAAAGGAATGGATCCTGAGCGCATAAAGGAGATGTTGTATAACTGCAAGCACTCTTGGAAGGGACAGACAAGCATTCAGCAGGGTCTTATTGTAGGTCTACCAACAGAGACCGAAGAAAGTATAGTGGAAACAATTGAATGGTGCGCAAGCGATGAGTGTCCTGTCGATCACAGTATTTTATCTCCGCTGTCAATAAAACCTGAATTTGTAAGAGAAAAATTTCATGTGCATTATGTTTCAGAGTTTGACAGGAATTATGCAGACTATGGATACCGATTTCCATACATAAATCACCCTGACAGAGACAACATGAAAATATCAGAAATCACGCCGTTAGTGCTATGGGAAAAGGATGATGGCGGGATACCGAGTTTTGTTAAAGCAAATGAGATAGCAAAAAAATATCAGCCTATATTAAATAAGAAAAAATCGCTCTATGAACCTTCATTGGGTATTCAGTATGGAAGTTTTACTGACACGAAAGACATTAGAGAAAATTATGTCGCAAAAATCTTGGCGTTATAAATACTTGTATGTTTAAAGTATACTTATTCCTGTTTATCGTAGGCACACTTAGCGCAGTTGGCTATGGTGCCTATTACGAATACAAAGACATGCAGACTCGCATTGAGACCCTGCGTGAAAATAATACCAAGTTAAAGATGGTGGCTGAAGACAACCAACGAGCAATGGAAGAGGCACAAGCATTTGCCGAAGAGATGACTGCTCGGAATCAGGAGCTTCAGAGTAACTTACAAAAGGCTGAAGCGTACAAGGACGAGTTACAAGGCAAATTGCAGAGACATGATCTTTCCCGTCTTAGTTTGCAGAAGCCTGGATTAATCGAAAAGAGAATAAATGATGCAACCAAGAGATTATGGAATGAAATGGAGGAACTTACTGGTTCCACTGCTTCTCCTTCCAGCGATTAGCGCCTGTTCAATTCTACAGAAGCCTGAACCTGAAGTTATTATCAGGACTAAGGTGGTGGAAAAAAAAATTCCACTGCAAACTTCGCCCAAGCCGATCTCGCTCAATCACCCTCAAATGTATGTGGTGACTGCTGAAAATTGGGACACCTTTATTGAAGATTTCAAAAAAGACAATGGTCAAGAATGGGTCTTCTATGCCATCAGTGTCAGAGGGTATGAAACGCTGTCACTAAATATTGCTGAGATGAGAAGATATCTTGAGCAACAAAAATCCATTATACTATATTACGAGCAAACCATTTCAGGTCCACCCGAAGAGGTTAAGCCCGTAGAAGGTGAGGATACAGAATGAAAAAACTATTTTTATTAGTAGCAACAATCATTGTTGTTGGCTGTCAGTCTTATGATATAAGTTTTTACGATGATAACGAATCTATGCTTGCAGTTAATATGTGGGCATCCGTAGACCGAATCAACTGTGAAAATGCGTCAACAAGCAGACCACAATTTTTTATCGTAAAAGAGAATCTAACTACCTTTCAACTATACACTATTGCAAAGGGATCTTCAGACATCACAGAAATTCTAGATTTGGTTCAGCAAACAGTTGACCCTACTTTGATGAAAGACGAAATTAGTACTGCTTACTGTAAAGCCAAGAAAAGAAACCTAGAGACACAGAGCAGAGATATTGCTCACTCAGTCATGAGGAGATTTTAATGTTAGATAAGATGCAAGAGTTTTTGGTATGCGGTGAAGACGATATAGAATTACATGCACAAGAAATTATGGACCTACAAGAAACTTATGAAGAGGGTCTTATTGATAAAGAAGAATACGAAGAACTGTTGCAGGATATTGCAGTTTCATTTGAAATAAATGCACGATGCAATGAAGTAGTGATGAAAGCAAATTTTCTAAAAGCCGTGAACTTGATTTCTAAAGCCTTATAAATAATCCGAGAGATTGTTTAGGAGACTATAATGTCTGAGGAAGAAGTAAAAGGTTCTACCTATCACCCTGCTGATACAAACGGTGATGGTAATGTAAGCTCAGAAGAAGAAGCGATGTACCTTGAGTTTAAGCGAAAAGAACTTGAGGACAAAGATGCACAGAGAGATGCTATCCGTAAGATGGCTTGGTTTTCTCTAAGTGGATTGCTAGTATACCCAATTGGTATCGCCATTACTTCTTTTGCTGGCATGGAAACAGCCGCACAATTGATCGCTGACATTGCACCAACATACTTTGCATCTATTGCAGTGTTGGTGTCAGCATTCTTTGGTGCAGACGCACTCAAAAAATAGGATACATGAATGAGTACATTCTTATTCGGCGATGATTGGAGAGTACAACTTGCGAGAGGTAAACTCCGCAATGCCATCCACATTCACAAA